ATTTCTTCAAGGAGATAAGACGGCTAAACAAATTGCTAAAGAAATTTCTACTGATGAACATGCCGTAGCTCCACCCACAATTTATATGTGGGCTAAAAAAGAAAAATGGGGAGAACAAAAAGCTGTGGCTATAGCTGATACCCAAAGAGATTTAGCTGAATCAGAAGGGCAGAGATTTTCTAGGTTACAATCTGAACAGCTAGATGGTTATACGGAAATAGCTAATAAAGCAACCAGAGAAATGACAGAACTTCATTTTGACAGGGCTTTAGATGCAGCTAGGGCGGCAGATATTGGAATAAAAGGTCAAAGGGAAGTACTTCAAGGGATGATAAATCTTGAGTTTGTTCAAGATATTATGAATGTTTTGATTGAAGAGATAGCTGACCAAGAAACTTTACAAAGGATTGGGGTAAAGCTAAAAACAATCGAACAAAAACACAGGGATATATAATATGGCTAAAGATATTATTAGTGTTGAAGGTGCATTTAACATGCTTTCGGATGGCCTTATAGACCAAAAGAAATATGAGGTTGGTTCTTTTAGAGATTTTATTGAGAACATCTGGTCTCTTTCTTATGATAACCCTGAATACTTTAAAGCTTGGCATGTGAGTCTGCTTGCTGAAGACATCGAAGAATGTTTAGAAACTGGAATGAATTATGTAGGTGTATTACCTAGAGGTCATTTTAAATCAACTATACTGGGGCACGCTTTCAGTGTATGGAGATTATTAAAAGCCCCTAGAGATATGTCTATACTTTATTTATCTTATAGTGACGGCATGGCAAAGTATCACATTGCTGAAATAAATAAAACAGTTGCTAGGAATCCTATTATTCCTGAACTGCTTGTAAACAGAAACCCTAAAGCAGATTTTTCCGCAAGGTTCTACAAGAACAATAAACCTATGGAAATAATGCATGGAGGATTATTTTCTTTTAAACGGGGTATGCACGTGAATGGTGCTTTGATTGCGGATGACGTTCTGAGAGACCCAGAGAATCCTTTGAATATGGGACAAATAACTAAGGTAGAAGACCACTTTATGACAGAAAGTTTATTTATACCCCTAAAAGAAGCCCCTGTAATTGTGGTGGGGACACCTATGATGCCGGGAGATATATTGGGTAAGCTTCAAGAAGACCCTAGATTTAAAGCTAGGGTACTACCAGCATTAGACCCTGTACCGGGACGAAGAGTTTTAGCCCCAGAAATAATGAGTGAGGATTATTTATTGGCTCAACAAAAAGCCAGACCTAAATCATTTGCTTCTGAGTTTATGTTGATTCCTCATTTTGCTACCGAGTCTTATTTTCATGAAGAGGATATAGTAAAATGTGAAGATGAGACTTTAAGGTCTTCTCCAGCAACTAAAAAGTTTACTGGCTGGGAAACAGGAGACCAAATGTTTGGTGGGTTTGATGTAGGGAAAAAAAGACACCCTTCGCATTTAGTTATCTTTAGAAAACGGGGAGAAAAAATCGAACAAGTACATCAATCTTTTCTAGAGGGGTGGAGTTACTCTGACCAAATTGAATATTTAAATGAAGTGGCAGACAACTTTGATTTAAATTCTGGATATGTAGATAACACCCGAGGCGAGCTAGAAGACCGTGGATTAGACGTGCGATGGAGGTCAATGCATTTCACAAGAAAAAGTAAGAATACCATGGCACATGTCTTCGAAAAATTTGCTCTTGATGGTATATTAAAACTAATAAAGGATGAGCGACAGAAGCAACAGATTTTGTCAGTCAGCAATGATTTAAAAGCACCTGATACCCCAATGGGACATGGAGATGCTTTTTTCTCAATTGCTATGGCTTTACAGGCTGTTCATGACACGGCATATAAATTTGTGGACTTAGGCAGTGCTACGGATTGGTTGAATGCCTTGAGTCCGGGTGAAACCCCCGAAAGCAGAAGGCAAGGACAGGATGAGATGAAAGGGGCTACCCCTAACGATACACCTGCTTCTAACCCATTACAGATGGAGCCAGTTAACCCTAGTGTTATAGCTGATTCAGCTCCCAATCCGCAATGTAAGGAGGCTGTTTGCAACCCAAACTTTTGGGTACCAGAACGAGGACTTTGTATATATTGTGGGCACAGAGAAATAAATAACTAACAGGAGAATTTAAAAAAATGATATTAAGAGATAAATTAAAAACACAAATTGAAAACAAAGCCCAAATTACTGACCAAGCAAATATTATATTAAATCATAGGTATCTTTTGAAAAATTCTGATAATGAAGTTATTGAAACTCCTGAAGAAATGTTTAAACGAGTTGCTGATGCTGTAGCTAAAATTGATACAGATTATATGGAATTAGACGTTGAGGCTGAACTGACAGCGAAAGATTTTTATTCTATTATGAGTAACTTAGAATTTGTTCCTAATTCTCCAACACTAATGAATGCGGGGACTGAACAAGGCACTTTATCAGCTTGTTTTGTATTACCTCTAGAAGATAGCATGGAAGATATTATGAAAGCAGCCACAGATACTGCAATGGTTCAAAAGTTTGGTGGGGGGACTGGGTTCTCTTTATCACACCTAAGACCCAGAGGAGATAAAATTCAATCAACTCATGGGATTGCTTGTGGTCCTATTGAAGTATTAAAGACACTATCAAGAGTTTCTTCTATGATAACACAAGGCGGGAAGCGAGATGGGGCTAATATGGCAGTGATGTCTATATACCACCCAGACATATTAGACTTTATTGATTGTAAAAAGATTGAAGGAGAAATACATAACTTCAATATTTCTGTAGGAGTCGATTCTGATTTTATGCAGGCTGTTAAAAATAACATGGACTACAATTTGGTAAACCCTAAAACTAATGAGATAACCGGAAAGCTAAACGCAAGAGATGTATTTAATAAAATAGTTACTGGGGCGTGGAGAAATGGGGAACCCGGCATGATATTTTTAGATAGAGTCAATAAAGATAACCACGTTATTAGTCAGTATGGTGAGATGATTGCTACTAACCCATGTGGGGAACAACCACTGTTAGGGAATGAGTCTTGTAATTTAGGTTCCATAAACCTAGCCAGATTTTATAAGAAGGCTGAAAAGGCTAGTACCTTTGGTTGGAGAGAAGAGCTAGATTGGACTCGGCTAGAAGAAGTAACAAAAACTTCAGTACATTTTTTAGACAACGTGATAGATGCTAATAAGTATGCTACTCCTGAAATAGAACAAATGACAAAGGCTACTAGAAAAATTGGCTTAGGTATAATGGGGTTTGCTGATTTACTTATACAATTAAAGATTCCATATAATTCAGAGCTTGCTAGAGAAATAGGAGCAGAGTTGATGAAATCTGTTAGGACTTGGGCTGACGAAAAGTCTAAAGAGTTAGCCGATAAAAGAGGAGTATTTCCTGCTTGGGAGAAAAGTAACTACGACCGAGAGACCGAGAGATTCAGGAATCACTGTAGACTAACAGTTGCTCCAACAGGAACTATATCAATGATAGCTGATACATCTAGTGGTATTGAACCTACATTTGCATTAGCTTGGAAGAAACAAAACATATTAGAAGGTAAAACCTTAAATTACATAAACAAATATTTTGAAGCAGATGCTATAAAACATGGTTTTTATTCAGAAGACCTCATGGATTATTTAGCAGAAGGGGGTTCATTAGAGTCTGTGCCTGCCCTTCCAGATTGGGTAAAAGAGGTTTATGCAACAGCTCCTGAAATTTCCCCGAAAGACCACGTTTTAATGCAATCAGCTTTTCAAAAGTCTTGTGACTCTGGGATTTCTAAAACTATTAACTTTGCTAACTCTGCTACAGAAGACGATGTAGAGAATGCTTATATGCTTGCATGGGAAGAAGGTTGCAAGGGTATTACAGTCTACAGGGCAGGTAGTAGAGAAAAAGAAGTCTTAGTCAAAGGGAATAAAGAAAAAGTAGAGCAACCTACCTTAGATGGCTTTGAGTTAGAAAATAACATGCTTAGTCAAAATATTACTCTGCCAGACCATAATTGTTGCGATAACCCTAATATAATTTTTGAGTCTGGGTGTCACACCTGTAAAGTCTGTGGGTGGAGTGCTTGTGTGGTTTCTTAGTAAATACGAAAATTATAGTATAATATAAAGATAGAAAAGAATTAGGAGAAGTTTATGGTAATTGGTAATATGTTATCAGATTCAGGGCAGCAGTATGTAGCTACCAAAGATGATAAGAACACTTGGAGAATATTAGATACTTGGCACGCTGAGTTAAAACAAATAAGTGCTGACGATGATATCCCTGATGACAGCCCAGCAGTAGTAGCTTTATCTGAGGGTCAATTTATTGCCCTAATAAAGGAGGCTGCAAGTGAGGGAGTGTTAGAGAATGTTAATTTTACTCCAGATGTTGATACGGCTGAACTAGAGCATGAGATTGAGACAAAAAATATAGAGATAGATAGACTAAAAACTGAACTTGATAAAACACAAGGTGAGAAACAAAAAATAGAACGAGTAGCTTCTCACTCTGAAGGGTTTGAACTAAAGGAAAAAGCCATGGACAACATACTAAAACTAGTGTCCATGCAAGATATGACTAAACTAAGCAGGGATTAATAATGAAATTATCTGAATATATGCCTCAAGTTCCTCAAATGCAACAGCAGATGGCTGACTTGAACAAACAAATAAGTTTGCTTGAGGTTATGAAATCTTCTGGAGATACTGGAGCAGCACCCACAATCGGTCTTGACCAAGTAGTTAACACTTGGGTCAGACACCAAATGGCGTATCGTCAGCAATTAGTACAAGATTTACAAACCATTGCTATGTCTGTGGAAGAAATCCGAGGACCTTTATCGCATATTACAGGAGAGGTTTTTAGAAGAGGATTAGAAATAGTCCCGAAAATAGAAAACCCTGACATAGAACAAAAAGAAAGACTTTTGAATTGGTTAAAAGATTGTAATGTTTTTGACCAAAGCATGGAAGAAGTTCTCAGACAATTTCACTTTGATGTAAACTCCTTAGATGACGGATTCTTATATTTAGCTAAAGAATATAAAGATTCTGGAGATGGAAAGGTTACATCTAGACTTATAGAAATTAGAAGACTGAACCCCGCCTTGGTAGAGTTCGACTTAGACCAAGCAGGATTACCTAAAAATACTCATTTTATTTGTCCTATACATCGAGAGGTCGTTCAAGAATCTGCAGGAACCTGTGTAAGGGAAGATTGTAATGTTATTCTTCACCCAGCTATGTACAAGTATTATCACAGAAGTGCTCACATGTACTTTACAGATTCTGAAATGATTCATTTATCAAAATTCTCACCATCTGAAACATATGGATGGTCACCAATACTTACAATATTTGAGAAGGCTTTGACCTTAGTAGGTATGGATAAAAACCTATATAGATATTTCTTTGAAAGAAAGATGCCGGCAAGTATGTTGATGGTAACTACTGACGACCCTGAGTCATTACGTAGAGAGAGAGAACACATTGCGGCTCAAACAAGGCTAGACCCTAACTACATACCTATGGTAGCAGTATCTGCTAGAAACCAAAGAGGTAGAGTAGACCTTGTCAGGTTATTTCACAGTTTACAGGAAATGGATTATTTGCCTGTACGAGAAGAAGTTAGAGAGCGGGTTGCAGCTATGTGGGGTGTTACTCCAGCATGGCAGGGTGCTCCAGAAGCATTTGGAGGTCTATCTACACAGACGCAACAATTAGTAGTAATGAGTCGTGTAGTTGAAGGAGACCAAAGGTTATTTCAAGAAAAAGTAATTCCACAGTTATTAGAGGCTTTTGGTATTACAGACTATACCATAAATCTTCCACAACCAGAAGAAAAAGCAGAGAATACTAGATTAGCTTTTGCACAACAAAAAATAGCTATTATAAATCAATTTGCTGCTTTAGGGTTTGATATAAAACTAAAAGAACAAGATGTCCCATTGTGGGAAGCAGATTTTATTATTAGTGGAGACGCTATGCCAACAGCAAAAATGGCAGCTGAACAACAAGCGTTAGGGCTCGAGCAACAACGTCAACAAATGCAAATGCAAGAAGAACAAATGCAACAGCAACAAGAAGCACAAGAAGCTATGATGGGGGGCGGTGAAGAAGGTATTCCTCCAGAAGAAGGTGAGGAAGAAATACAAGCTATGGAAAAAGCTTATAAGCCACCTTCTCAACGTAAGTTTAAGGGTAGAACTGGGGGAGTAACCCCCGACTGGCATGACAAAGGTCACCCCGATGAAGAAAGAGATATAGACGAATATGCGGAAGCAAGGGAAAAGAATAGTACCTTAAGAGCTAATTTGTCACTTTCTAAGTCTTGGGTTGAATCATTGCTTCAAAAAGGATTTACCACTCCTCTTATAAAAGAAGTTTCCCCCGATATGTCACAGATGTGGTTCTCAGAAAATAATATAGACTATGTAGCTCAATTGTCCAGCGAAGGCGTAACTACAGTCGATAAAGCTATTTTTGGAGACCCAACAAGATTTAGTAGGAATAAACAAGAAAGACCTAAACCTACTAAACCAACAGAGACAAATATAGATGAAAACTACTAGCATTACTGAATTATATAGATTCGTAAAAAAAGAAAAAGAATCCTCTGAGCAGTCTTATGCTTATTCTGATAAGGAATTAAAAGATGCTCGAACACTAGCTGACTCTATTATTGAAGGTTATAACGACCAAGGGATTGAGTATGACAAGTTTTTTAACCCTTCGGACGATGAAGATTTTTATACTGCGGAAGAGTTGGGATTAGATGAAAAAGATATTTCTAAGGCTGAAGACGAGAAGCAAAATATTGCTACTAAGACACCAGCTTCTGGAGGATTTGTAAGTACTCAAACCCATATTCCAGATAATGCTATCTATGTTAAAGACCAACCAGCTCCCAAAGGCACTCCTACTTATCAAGGACCTAAAGGAGGGGAATATTGGATAGAACGATTTGATGAGGGAGCTGCATTAGGTAGCCATGGAGACAAAGAAACTCAAGCTACCATCAAAAAGTGGCGAAATTTTATAACTAATGATGGTAAAAACAGGGCTAGATACGCAACATTTAAACCTAAATTTGAACAATCAGGAGGGAGTTTAGACCTTAAGGTTCCAACCTATAAAGTAGATTTAGGAAAGGGAGTCAAAATAGATGATGTTCCATGGGAGGTGGTTTTAAATGCTTCCGCAGGAACTACCCCTACAGGGAGGTCAAGACCTTTGATTCCTAAAGATGCTACTTCTGTGTATATTTCAACAGACAGTCGGTCCCCAATACAAGCAATGTATAAGAAAAAAGATGTAAAGGGTATGCAATTAATTTTTTCTAGTGAATATTTACATAGCAAAGCTGCTCAAAACTATTCTAATCATAAAACAGATATTCCAAAAATCAGAGAGTTTTCAAATAGTTTGGATAGAAAGCTTATAACAGACTTATCTGAAGAAGAGAAAGTTATTTCAGTAGCTTCTCACTTACCCATTCGACATGGAAGTTCTGATAATGATGGGGAGACCGGAGTAGGTCTTGTATCATTACGAAAAAAACATGTTCAACTTATAGGTGGGACTGCTAAGTTAGACTTTATAGGGAAGTCAAAAATCCCACAATCATATATTTCTACCAATCCTAGAGTGATTGAAATTTTAAAAGATAAACTTGAGGGTAAGGGGGATAATGATAGGGTTTTTGATACAACCCAAGCAAAAAATAATGCTTACCTAAAAAAAGTTACTGGTTCTAAAAGTGCTCATATACATAACTTTAGGCACGAAGCAGCTACAAAAGCTGCAGAAAAATCTGTAGAAGAATTTAATAAGGCTGGGGAATCTATGACACTAGCAGAAGCACAAAAGGTTATTGGGAAAACAGCCGCTGAAGTGCTAGGGCACAAGAAAGAAACTAAAAAAGGTAGTGGAAATTATGAAGTAGATTCAACAACTACGTGGGACCACTACATTCACCCTGAAGTTATCCACGGAGTTAATCGAAATCTGATTAGTGATTGGAATGAAAACATTACTAAAGCTTGGATTACAAACCCTAGAGGTTCTACTGACA